GTGTTATCGTCCGTTCAGTAACAGTTGCTGATGATCTTGGACAGCTAAACAGAGATAACCTAATCTCAATCGCCCTACAGACCGCTGAGGGTGTTCCAGTTGCTCCAGCCACCAACAACGGTGGTACTCGTCAGGCTCGTCGCTTAAGCGGCTACCTCTCAAGTGATTCTGCTCGCAACACAGTTTACTTGGTAACAACTCACACTGCTACCTTCAACTACAACGGTGGTGCTACGACCGTGGATGCTATCGAAGCAGCCGTATCTCTTTCAAACAGCACAATGGACTACTTACAGTATGCTACTGCTGATAACTTCACCGATGCTAATGCAACTGGTGGTGTTGTAGGTGCCCAAGAGTGGTTGCTTGAAAGTAATTTTGGCACAATCGGTCAAGAATTTGATGATGATCTCCAGGCTATCCCAGAGATCGACATTCAGGTTGACTCCGTTGCTGTAACAGCCGTAACCAAGAAGCTTCGTGCTAAGTGGTCACCAGAGTTAGGTCAAGACCTAAACGCTTACCACAACCTCGACGCCGAGGTAGAGTTAACTGGTATTCTTTCTGAGCAGGTCGCTCTAGAAATTGATCGTGAGATCCTAGAAGACCTTATCAAGAGAGCCACTGCTGGCACACTACACTGGTCACGTCAGCCAGGTAAATTCCTAAACCGCGAGACAGGTGCTGCCCTAGAGACAGCTACTGCTTCAACCGGTTACCCAGAGTTTACTGGTACCGTTTCTGAGTGGTACGAGACCCTCATTGAGACAATCAATGATGTATCCGCTCGTATCCACAGAAAGACACTTCGCGGTGGTGCTAACTTCATCGTTTGCTCACCAGAAGTTGCCAACATCCTTGAGTTCACTGCTGGTTTCCGCGCAAGCGTCAGCGTTGACTCAAATGGCACTGCCGGTGCTGTTAACGTTGGTTCAATCTCTAAGAAGTTCGACGTTTACGTCGATCCATACTTCCGTCGTAACGTTGTACTCGTCGGTCGTAAGGGTGCTAGTTTCTTAGAGAGCGGCTACGTTTACGCTCCATACGTCCCACTACAGGTCACACCAACAATCTTCGGTACCGAGGACTTTGCACCACGTAAGGGTGTAATGACTCGCTACGCTAAGAAGATGGTTCGTCCTGACATGTACGGTCTAGTAATCTGCCACGATCTCGTTGGTTAATTGCTAATGCGTAGTTAAGGGTTGCCCCTCATCCGTTTCGACGGGTGGGGGGTTTCTCTTTAATAAAACTATTTAGATAGTAGGAGATTAGTTGAATGTCTGTACCAGTTTTAACACCATCAAGTAATTCAAGCAAAGTAATTTTGCCAATTACAGGAACGCCCGACAACGTAAATGATAGTAGCAACCCATTACCATTTGGTTTTTACATGCAAGGACCAGATGCAGCAGCATTTGCATCAGGTGCAGCAGATCAGGTTGGATTTGTTTATAAAAAATTGGGCGGCGATGTATTAGATATTGAGCTAACACAATATAATGTTTATGCAGCTTATGAAGAAGCAGTATTAGAATATTCATATTTGGTAAACATTCACCAAGCAAAGAACTCATTAAACAACCTGCTTGGCTCTACAACGGCTTCTTTTGATGAGGATGGGCAGATTGTCGAGGGTGATGTCTTAAGCGGCTCTAATCGCGAAATGGCACTTCCTAGATATACGTTTGATTACACAAGAAGGGTTGCTGAGGGTATCGCTACAGAAGCAGGTGCCGGTGGTGGTTTAACTTATTACACAGCCTCATTTGTTCCAACTGCAAGTGTACAAGATTATGATTTACAAGAAATTGTAAGTTCCTCTGTTGAAAATGGTGAATTAACTTTAGACAGTGGTGATACAGTTGGTAATAATAAAATCATTATTCGCAACATGTACTACAAAACTCCGAGATCAATGTGGAGATTTTTTGCATATTACGGTGGCTTGAATGTTATTGGAAATCTGTCAACTTACGGACAATATGCAGATGATTCAACATTCGAAGTTGTTCCAACTTGGCAAAATAAACTTCAGGCTATGATGTACGAAGATTCAATTTATACAAGAACATCTCATTATTCATATGAAATTATCAATAATAAGTTAAGATTATTTCCGACGCCCGGTGAACCTGGATATTCACCAGAACGTTTTTATTTCAGGTTTACTGTGAAGAAAGATGCTACAGAGGAATATTCAGATCGTCAGAACGGGTCCCGTGGCGTTAACAACATGAATAATCTACCATTCCAAAATATTCCATATTCATCAATTAACTCAATTGGCAAGCAATGGATCCGTAGATTTGCTTTAGCACTTTGTAAGGAAATGCTTGGACAAATCAGAGGAAAGATGGGCGGCGTTGTTCCACTTCCAGGTGGCAATGTTACACTTAACGCTACTGCTCTTTTAGGTGAAGCATCTAAAGAGATGGGCGATTTAAGAACGGAACTTAAGACAGTCTTAGATGAATTGACTTATGAGAAGTTATTGACAAAAGACGCTAATATGACTAAAACAACTGCGGACACATTAAGTAAAGTCCCAGTTCCATTATTTGTAGGATAATAAAGAATGGCAGATGATAAATGGACAAGACCTGATGCTCCACCGCCTCCACTTTTTACGGGGCAAAAGGAAGCAGACTTTGTTAAACAAATTAATGACGAGGTTATTGAGCGTGTTGTTGGTCAACAGATTCTTTACTTTCCTATTTCAAGAGAACATTCAAACTATCACCCACTTTATGGTGAGGCAGTAGAAAAAACATACTTACCACCAGTTAGAGTATACAGTCGTGTGAAATGGAATGGTACAAAAACTGAGTTTACAAAGTATGGTATTGATAGAAGACCACAAATTAAAGTTGATTTTCATAAGAGACGATTAACAGAAGATCAGGATCTTTATGTTCGTGTTGGTGATTTTGTTCGTTATGGTGATTTTGATTACGAGATTGTTGAATTAAGTGAGCCAAAATTACTCTTTGATCAGACAGATAAAAGTTTTGAGATTAGTGCAACTTGTATTTTGGCAAGAGAAGGAAAATTTAACCCATAGGATTATTAAATGCTACCAAAGTATATTGAAGAAAATTATAAGTTCAACAATTACCGTGATGCTCTTAAGAAAGCAGAGGATCTTGGATGTGTTGGTACACATACGGAAGGTGGTAATTATTACCCTTGTAAGAATGCAGATGCTTTATTTAAGGCAGCTTATCCTGTGCAATATGATACATTAAAACCATCAACATTTGAGACTATTGATATGGCTCTTTACAGTTGGCTAGATCAAACTATTGATGTATTTGCAACAAGAAACGATGGTTGGCGTAAAGTTCCAATTATTTGGTTGACACAGGAGAGAGCATTTCAGATAAAAGATGATAGAGAAATGAGAGAGTTGGGTACAGAATCATTAAAGTTTCCAATGATTTCAGTTGAAAGAACCTCCATTAAACAGACTGCCGTCAATGATAGTCCAATCCCAGCAAGATTGTTTGCTAACGCTGACGGAACAACTTTGGTTATTTCCAAAAAGGTAAAGCAGTCAAAAACAAAGAACTTTGCAAATGCAACAAGTTTGAGATTGTATAAGCAAAACAATTTTAAGTTTAAAAATGAAAAAGTTGTATACGAATACGCAACTGTTCCTTTACCAATTTACCATGATTTAAGTTATACTATTAATTTAAGAGCAGAATATCAACAGCAGATCAACGATATGATTCAGCCATTTGCCGCTTTTAACAATAACATAAATCAGTTTATGATTAGTGATAGCGGACACAGCTATGAAGCATTTTTGCAAACTGATTTTGGTATTTCAAACAATATAAGCAATCTTGCAAATAACGAAAAAGTATACGAGTCAAAAATACAGATTCGTGTTATTGGTTATGTTATGGGTGGTGGACCAAATCAGAAAGGTCCGCAGGTTGCAAGAAGAGAAAACTTTGTTGAAGTGCGTTTCCCAAGAGAGCATGTTGTGCTAGGTGATATTAACGAATTCTCAGATGAAGGTTATAGACCTTAGTTTTTGCCATATTTCTAAACTATTTACTGTAGCATAAATGGGAGATATTTTATGAGTGCCAGAAAATTTAAGTTTATTTCACCCGGCGTTTTCCTAAACGAGATTGATAATTCACAACTACCAAATGAACCAAGAGAGGTTGGTCCATTGTTTGTGGGTAGAGCAAAATACGGTCCAGCAATGAGACCTGTAATTGTTGATTCATTTGCAGATTTTGTTCAGTTATATGGTGAACCAGTTCCAGGTGGAAAATCTGATGACGTTTGGAGAAACGGCAACGAGCAGACTCCAACTTATGGTGCTTACGCTGCCCAAGCTTGGCTAAGAAACTCATCAACTTGTACATACATGAGATTATTAGGATCTCAAAACGCTGCCGTTGAAAGCGGTGGTGAAGCTGGATGGAAGTTAACTGGTCAAGTAACTGATGCTTACGATATTACTGCAACTCCAAATGCAACCAATACAACTGGTTCTGCTTGGGGATTGTTTGCCATGCCAAACCAACTTAGTTCATCTGCTGGTGCTGAAGCAACAGGTTCACTTGTTGCCACTTGGTATGTTGAAGATGGTCTTGTTGGTCTTGTTGGTACAGATGGCGACGGCACAACAATTCAATCAACTGAGGTTGGCAAAGGTATTGGTCGTTTAATTGGATCAGATACAAGTGGATTATTCACTGTAACAATCACAGGTTCTACTGGAAACAGTTATAAAAATAGGGTTATCCGCTTCTCATTAGATGAGACAAGAAAAGACTACATTAGAAATGTCTTTAATACACACCCAGTGTTGGTTAACTCAGATATTACAAACGCCGACCAAAGAGAAAGATACTGGCTTGGCGAGACATACGCCAACGACTTCTTACAGAAGATTGCAGACGGAACAGTTACTGGTTCGGGTGCTGCCCCTGCTGCTGTTGCAGCAACTGCACTAATCACATTGTCTGGTGTTCCAAGCGATGGACAAAACTTTATTGTAACCGACACGGCTGGAAATTCAACAACGTTTGGATTCGATACTTCAGTCTTGCCTGCTGCCAGCAGTGGTCCATGGGGTGGTACAATCGTAGTGGGAATAAGCGGAGTTGCTACCGCCGAGGCAGTTATTGACGCAATTATAACTGCTTATGACAACGCAACAGGAACTAAAACAATTTCTGTTGTTAAATCTAGCACATCTACTATAACTTTAACACAAAATACTGCTGGTGATGCTGGTAATACAACAATTACAAAGACTGCTACAAATCTCACAATTACAAATCAATTTGCTGGCGGTGTTGACGCTGTTGCAGGTACATACGTTGGTGTTATTTTACCATTAGTATCAGGATCAGGTGGATCATCTGAAACTCACGGCTCACGTCAAATCCCATTCGAAGATGGTGCAACAAGATATAACCCAGCAACAGGTTGGGTATTCGCTCAAGATACACAGACCCACGATAATTATGATTATGGT